ATCGCTTCGACGACGCCATGGACCTGATCACGCGCCGTTTGACAGCCGACCGCGATTTGACGTAACTTCAGCCATCCTGTCACGACCGCGCCCGCTAGGAGAAATCCCGGCGGGCGTTTTCGTTCCGGGATGCTGTGCGTTTCCTCCCAGGACGCCAAAACTAGGGCCGGGGTAACAGCCGGCCCATTTCATTCGTACACAAATGATTAGGGATTTGAAATGGCCGGGGTGAAAGGCCGATCTGGTCCCCAGGGCGAGAAGCCGTGGCGGCAGGCCCTCATGCTTGCCGTGAACCGCCCGGATGACGGTCAACCCGACCGCAAGCTGCTGGCCAAGATCGCCGAACAGGTGGCTATAGCCGCCGCTGGGGGCGACATGCAGGCGGCCAAGGAGATTGGCGACCGCCTGGACGGCAAGGCACCCCAGGCCATCGTGGGCGATTCCGACGCCGATCCCATCAACGTCCTAACCACCATCAAGCGGGTGATCGTTGGAACTGGAAATCCAGACGGGTCAGGTGTTCCGCCCGCTCCTGGAGCCGGCTCGGTATAAGGGGGCCTGGGGCGGCCGAGGGTCGGGCAAGTCGCACTTCTTTGCCGAGCTGATGGTCGAGGAATGCCTGCTGAGGCCCGGCACCCGCGCGGTGTGCATCCGCGAATACCAGAAATCCCTCGCCCAATCGTCCAAGTACCTGATCGAGACCAAGATCGCAGCCCTTGGGGTTGGCGAGCATTTCAACATAACGGCCAATGAGGTCCGCACGCCAGGCGACGGGGTGATCCTGTTCCAGGGTATGCAGGACCACACGGCCGAGACGATCAAGTCGCTGGAGGGCTGCCGCATAGCCTGGGTCGAGGAGGCCCAGACATTGAGCGCCCGGTCGCTGACCCTGCTGCGGCCCACGATCCGCGTTGAAGGCTCTGAGATCTGGGCGAGTTGGAACCCGACCCGCAAGTCCGATGCGGTCGATCAGTTCCTGCGCACGGATAAGCCGCCCGGATCGATCGTGGTCAAGGCCAACTGGCGTGACAACGAGTGGTTCCCCAAGGTGCTTGAGGGCGAGCGCCTGCTGGACAAGCAACGCTACCCCGAGCGGTACGACCACATCTGGGAAGGCGACTACGCCAAGGCATTCGAGGGGGCGTACTTCGCGAAGGTGCTGGCCGAGGCCCGGCAACAGGGTCGCATCGGCCGTGTCAGCCCAGACCCCCTTCTGCCCTTTAGAGCATACTTCGACCTGGGCGGCTCTGGTGCGACGGCCGATGCGATGGCGATCTGGATCGTCCAGTTCGTCGCCCAGGAAATCCGGGTGCTGGACTACATCGAGGGCGTCGGCCAGGTTTTGGCCCATTACGTCAACGAGCTTCGGGCAAAGGGCTATGAGAAGGCCCTGTGCATCCTGCCCCATGACGGGGTGAACGAAAACAACATCACCGGCAAGCGGTACGAGCAGCATCTTCAGGACGCTGGGTTCAGGACCGAAGTGGTCAAGAACCAGGGCCGGGGGGCCGCCGCCATGCGGGTCGAGGCTGTGCGCCGCATTTTCAACAAGTGCTGGTTCAACGAGGCAACCACGGAAGCGGGGCGCGATGCGCTTGGGTACTACCACGAACGCCGTGACGACGACCGCAATGTCGGGCTGGGGCCTGAACATGACTGGTCGTCGCACTGCGCGGACGCGTTCGGTCTGATGGCCATCGCCTACGAAGATCCCGGTCGCGCCAAGGCGTTCAGCCGCAAGATCGAATACTCCAACGCGGGCATTGTGTGATGGCCAAGAAGTCGCCCGCCGAGCTGAAGGCCATCCTCGCCGCCGAGAAGGCCGACGCGCTCGCTGCGGACACTGCATCCACGCTGTCGGCCGAACGCTCCCGCGCTCTCGATTACTACATGGGCGACGTGTCGGCGGACATGCCGACCCTCATTGGCCGGTCCAAGGTCGTTTCGAGCGACACGGCCGACACGATCGACGGGCTGATGCCGGGCCTGATGGACATCTTCGCCGGCACTGACATGCCGGTCCGGTTTGCCCCTGTCGGCCCGGAGGATATCGAGGCCGCGGAGCAGGAAACCGAATACGTCAATCACGTATTCTGGCAGTTGAACGAAGGCTTCCTGGTCCTCTACTCGATGATCAAGGATGCCCTGCTGTCGAAGCTGGGCATCGTCAAGATATTCTGGGAAGAGGTCGAGGAAGAGCAGCGCGAGACCTACGACGGGCTGCCCGAAGACTCCCTGGCCCTCTTGGTGGCCGATGCGAATGTCGAGATCGTCGAGCAGACGGAGCGCCAGGGTGAGACGGGCGAGACGCTGTACGACGTCGTGACCGTCAAGCGGGAGAAAAAGGGCAAGGCGCGGGTTGTGCCTGTCCCCCCGGAAGAGTTCGGCATTTCCCGCCGGGCCAGGACGATCCAGGACGCGCATTACTGCTTCCATGAGGTTGTTCGTCGCCAGGACGAGCTGATCGCCGATGGCTATGACGAGAAGCAGATCAGGGCGCTCCCTGGTTATGTGGCGAACGACAGCAGCGAGTCGCAGGCTCGCGACACGGTGGAGGAGTCCACCCAGACCGGCGACGACGGGTACAACAAGGAAACCCGCGCGATCCGGGTGACCGAGCATTACATCATCGCCGACTGCCATGGGGACGGTAAGCCGAGGCTCTACCGGGTCACCACGGGCGGGGAGGGCGACGGTGATGTGCTGATGCGGGGTGGAAAGCCCGACATCGAGCCGGCCGATTTCATTCCCTTTGCCGGCATGACGCCGGTCATCATCCCGCACCGGCTGTTCGGGCGGTCGATCGCCGACCTGGTTCGGGACATCCAGCAGATCAAGACGGCGCTGCTTCGTGCCCTGATGGATAACGCCTACCTGGCGAACAATCCCCGGGTGGAAGTGCCGGAATCGCACGCCACCGACCAGACGCTCGACGACCTGCTGGTAAGCCGTCCTGGAGGCATCGTTCGGACCAAGCAGCCGGGCGGCCTGACGGTCATCAAGCACCCCGACATCGGCGCGCATGTGTTCCCGCTCATGGAATACCAGGACGCGACGCGGGAATGGCGTACGGGTGTGACGCGGCAGGGCCAGGGGCTGGACGCCGACGCGCTCCAGAACCAGTCCGCGACGGCGGCGAACCAGTTGCACAACGCCGCCCAGGCGAAGATGAAGCTGATCGCCCGCATTTTCGCCGAGACTGGCATCAAGGACATGTTCCGCCTGCTGCACGGCACCATTCGGATGCACGGGCAGAAACAGGACACGTTCCGGCTGCGGAACCAGTGGGTGGCGGTCGACCCCCGGAACTGGCGCACCCGCGAAGACATGACGATCGACGTGGGATTGGGGACTGGTGGGCCTACGGAGCAGCTCTCCAACTTCATGATCGTGGCGAACGTCCAGAAAGAGCTTCTTCTGGGTGGCAAGGGCCACATGGTCACGGACGAGAAGCTGTTCAATTCGTTCCGCGAGATCTGCAAGATCACCAAGCATCGCGACCCCGAGCTGTTTGTTGTGCGGCCCGACCCGAATGCGCCGCCGCCGCCTCCACCGCCCGATCCAAAGATGATGGAATTGCAGGCCAAGGCCGAGATCGAGAAGATTCAGGCGCAGGCCGACATCGAGACGCAGCAGCAGAAGACGCAGGCCGAGCTTGCCCTGGCCGAACGGAAGTTCGAGCTGGAGCGGGAACTGAAGGTTTTGGACGCTCAGCTAAAGGTTCGTGAACACGAAATGCAGTCCAAGGACCGCGCCGAGGCTCACAAGCAGAAGCTGGTCGAGGGGGCGCAGAAGGCCGAGGGCGAGAACCAGGAACAGCAGGACAGCGAAATCCTGCAGGCCCTGACCGCGATGCGCGCCGATATGGGGCGCTCGCGCCGGGCGGTGAAGAACCCCGATGGTTCGTGGTCGACCGAAGAGATGGACAACCCGGAGACGAAGGCCGCCCAGCAGGCTCGCGAAAGCCAGGCGGCCCGAACCGGGGCGATCCTGGAGGCCCTTGCGGCCATGCAGGCCGACATGCGCCGGCCCAAGCGCGTGGTCAAGAACCCGGATGGCTCCTGGTCGACGCAGGCGGCTGACTGATGGTAGCCCCCCTGATCGTCGCGCTGGGCCTGGCCTCGGCTTCGGCCGTCCAGTCGGGCGGCGGTGATCCCGATCCGCCGCCGGAAGGCGTGCTGCGCACATTCACCCTGCACGAGACCACGGGCACTGATCCGCTGCCGGTCGGCTCCTATATCAGCGGGTTCATGGCCTTCGCGCCCGGAGATATCCCGACCGGCAACAAGGCGGTGCTGTGCAAGGCGGATGGCGAGACCGCTTTCGCGGTGCAGCAGTATGATGAGGTGCGGCTGCACGACGACGGGTCGCTGCGCTGCGCGTCCTACAAGTTCGTGCTGGAAAACGCGGTATCGGCCGGTAGCTCGGTAGACTTCACCGTCATCGCCGCCAGCGGCTCGCCCAGCAATTCCAACAGCGACGTGTTTGCCGATGTGATCGCGCTGGGCGATTACAAGATCGAGGCCATCGTGGGCGGCACGACCTACACCGGCGCGATTGACGACGCCGGCGTGGACGTGACGCAGATCGCTGAAGGCGATGTCTGCTCGGAATGGATCGTGCGCGTCAAACTGGAGAATGGCGGCACCGATCACGCCTCGATGTGGGCGCGGCTCTATCTGCGACTGCACGAGGACGGCACGACGCTGCGCATCCAGGGCTTGTTGCTCAACGATTACGTCGAGAACGCGGCGGCGATCAGCGTCACCACGGCGTCGTTCAAGATCGGTTCGACCACGATCTGTAGCTGGAGCAGCAAGACGCTCTATCCGCAGGGTTCGTTCTTCTTCGGCGGCGCGTCGCAGGACGAGCGGGCCTATTGGAGCGCCAACGAGCCGCGCTTCTACGTCTC